CCCTTATTTAGAGAGAAGGCTACCCGAATTAGATCTAAGAGGTTAGTTGATCTTGTCGTAATCCACGAAGTCGTAGCGGAAGGTCACTTCGACTGTGGAGAAGTCGTTCGAAGCGTAGTTCTTCTCAGAGAATCTAACACCCGTGGGATACACACCATACATTTCAATGTAAGCGTGAGGTTCATTGGTGTTATCAAGCTCAAGGACGGTCATCTTCGAAGCCTTAAACGACTTGTTACCAGGACCACCGGGGGCAGACAGCTTCGTCATGTCACCAGTCATCGGATCATAGATCGTCTTGAACCAGTTCCAGAGAGCAGGCGTAGTCTGCGACAGCAGTTGGTTGTCGAACGTGACAGTCACCGCTTCAGGAGTAAACTTACCTGGGTAGTACATCTTATCGTTCAGACGATCAACGACAATCTCATCCGTTTGACCACCGATAGGACTCACTTGCTTGGCGGCAGCAGTAAGAACCTGCTGCGTACCAATGAACTCTTGCGGAACACCGAAGAACTTCACTTCAAACTGATACGACCGGACAGCATCGAGCTTTGTGGAGAGCTTGGGAAGGCTCTTCCCAGGCTCAAAGTTCGCTCTGTAATCGTTCTTTAAGTAACTATCTACCATGATTATTATTAGTTAATGGTTGCCGATTGGCTTGTGAGGTTGACCTCGAAGACAATCGTTTCAGCAGCCTTCGTAGGCTTGATCGTCACCGAGCACCAAAGCTCATTTCTATCAACTCTTGCAGGAGTGTTCGTTGTGGAGTCACACTTGACAGCACCCTCAAGGATGGCTCTTCTCGCTAACAGATCATCGAGGAACGGATTGATCGAGTCCTCAACAAGCTCCCAGGTGAACTGATCGTTCGGCTCAAACTGGAAAGGCTTACCAAGCTCAAGCAGCACCTTACGGATGTAGATCATGAGTCTGCGAACGTTAACTCTGTCCAGAGCAGTTGGCGCTCTTTGAGTAGTTCTTTGACCGAAGATCGTAATACCCGTCGTAGGATCATTCGAGATCGGGTTGATCGAGTTCGAGTAGAGGGCGTCTCTATCGCCCTGGTTGAGCACAACTTCCGTAGCGGTAGGCTTGGTCAGGCGGCCTCTTCTAAAGCCAGCAGGAGCGAACCACGGCTCCGAGACGGCATCCGTGAACACACACTGACGAGCAGCGAAGATGGCTGGATCATACCATTGTTCGGCACCTGCAAAGGCGTTGAAGACCTGAACGTGAGGCCAGTAGACCGCAGCGTAGGACGAGTTCAGGGCAGAATCTCTAGCAGTCGGATCCTGACCGTTCATCCATTGAATCGCATCCTGAACTTCACCAAGAGCTTGAGGAGGGGAAACCAGAGCTAAGAAGTTCTTGGAAGTTTCAGCCAAGGTGACAAAAGCGTTTTGAACAGCGTCATCGTAGACACCTGGGATCAGGCCAATCGAGATGTTCAGAGCATCATCGTCGAGAGCATACATGCCCGTCTTGGTAGCAGCAGCACCGATGAGCGAGCTAGCGTTAGCAGCACCGCTTTCACCATCGGCAAGACCGTAAGTACCTTCAACAATCTTAAGGAATCTAGGGTAGCCAGTCGCAGTGCTTTCACCATTCCCAGCGAAACCAGCCACAGCAGCTTTCTCACCAAACTGGTTAGGAGCAGTATAAGCAGCACCCGCAGTAGTCTCTAATTCAACAAAGACATACTCCGATTGGTTGTTAGGAAGATCATTGTTAAGAACGAACTCAGCAGAGTTGTTGCTCGAAGGACTCAACTCAATCGCGTTGAAGGATTCAACTTGAGCACCGTCGCTGTTGACAACAACTTGATCTCTGGTAGACAGGTTATTAATCTCAACAGACAGACCCTGCGTGCTACCATCCCTAAGACCACTTAAGTTGTAGCCAGTGCCAGGGTAGTTAGAGTAAGCGTTCAGTGCAATGCTGGAGCCAGTGTAACCGTTCTTGGTAACGTTACTAAGGCCAGTAGCACTCGCATCGCCGGTAATCAGAACAGGTCTAAACTCTAAGCCTGTAGCCGACAGTTGAAGCGTAGCACCAGAACCAGCAAACTTGGAAGCCAAGTAAGTATCTGTGCCATCGTTGTAAGCAAACACATCCTGGTTCGAGATAACTTCAGGGTTGAAAGCGTTCTCGAAGATTTCAGCTTCGGTGCCGAACTTCGCAGAGCTTACAACGTCAACGATACCAGTGACAGCAGTGTTCGTAGCGTTATCAGTGATCGAGTAGTAGATCGAGGACGTTCCCGTTGTAGCCTCGTAACCACTCACAACAAAGGCAGGACACGCGCCCACCGTGACAGCCGCCGAAGCATAAGCTCCAGTGGCGCTACTATCAATCGCCCTAACAAAGTACATTTGGTTTGTAGCTTCTAAAACCTCAAGAGCACCCTCAAGACCCTGACCGTAAAGATCGGAATCAGGCTTACCAAAGGTTCTGATCAGGTTTTCTTGGCTTGTAATAAGAGTAGCCTCGTTAAGAGGACCTTTGTTAGCAAAGCCGACTAAGCCTACAACACTCGAATTGATGTTCGGCGTGTAAATCGAAACATCATTTTCAAGAACAACAACGGATGGACTGGTTGGTATAGCCATGATTATTCACTCTCTATGGGTTTTCTAATTCTGGTTTTTCTGACTGAAGCATTAGGAGCAACAGGTTGATGGTCGGGGGTAAAGGTCATTTTAACCATCCGACGATGGACTAAGTTTTCCACAACCTTGCTCTTCCACTGATCAGGAACTTGCACTTGCTTCTTAGGGGCCAGGAACAAGGTCGTAACACCCTCAGGAGTCGCAAAAGGAATGCTAAGACCCTGCATACTTGTGTTTCTAATAGTTTTCATATGACTCCTGGGGTATTAGTTATTGTCCTTGCAGCGACAAGCTAGTGATTGTTAAAGTATTTCCTTCTGTTATTTCTTGAGCAGATCCTATATCCCACCAAGCATAAATCTCATTGTCGTTTGAGAAAGTGAATGCAGAATCTTCAGCGCCCGCTGCCACTAAGACCACATATCTAGCCCCAGCGAATGCACCGGAATACTGGAAAGCGTCATCTCCTGTTTGAAGAACCGCTCTAACAGCACTCCCATCTCCACCTAACTGCTCGGCACTAGAAACATCAAAGTTAAGTTGGTCACCAACAGCATCTCTAACAACCACAAGGCCCGAGTAACCACCAATGACATCACCAGCAGTATCTGTTCCCGGCAGAGAGGAGACGGCACTTACATCCTGAGTGCTACTGGTCGTGGAATCCCAGGTACCCACCGAACTAGCTAAACACAATCTGAAAGTAGCGTCAACTGAGCCCGAGCAGAAGAACTCTTCGAACATTCTTTGTTTTCCTAAATTAGTCCAAACCATAATATAAAACTCCTATAGTATTTAGTCTCAAATGCTAATTAAATCTCTCTTAAATTATTAACCAATAACAGTAGTATCGTCATCCTGTGCCGACTCCATGTCAGCAGGTAGTTGAATGTTCAGACCCACATCAAGAGACTCCGCCGGAACCGTGAGGTTAAGATCCGGGGCGTCAATGTTCCCGCCAACTTCAACCTCAAACTCTTCCACGGCGAGATTGACATTGAGCGTATCAAGAGCCTTTAAACTACCAGTTGTAACTTCAATTTGTGGAACCGTGAGAGCAACAATCATCTCCGGTGTATTATCCACAACCTCAATTCCAATGTTGCTTGCAAGGTTGACATCAATTTGATCCAACGCCTTCGAAACATCCCCATCAACTTCGATATCCAGGGAGAGGTCAATTATGACCGGGCTTAGGTTGATATTACTAGTGGCCCCCACTTCAATGGCGGGTATAGTGAGTTCGATACCCGGCGCGTCAATGTTTCCTCCAATCTCAACCTCAAACTCTTCCAAGCTAAGGTTGACATCAATTTGACCCAACGCCTTCGAAACATCCCCACTGGGAGCGAGATCTGTGTCGTCTACCTCAATGGCGGGTATAGTGAGTTCGATACCCGGAGCCGTGATGTTCCCACCAACTTTAACAATAATAAACTCGGCATCGAGATCAACCTCTGCTGCATCAAAGGTAACCTTTGACTCAAGTTGGAATTCTTCTAATTGAGCGCCAATTGGGATTGAGATAACATTACCCCCAACCTCAAAAGCTATGGATCCAACACCTAAAGCCATCTCAGCCGGGGCGAACTCTTTCTCTTCAGAGGGGCCGAACCTTGCATCTTGGCTATCCAAGGAAAGATCAATTGTAACTGGGCTGAGATTAATAAGCCTAGAAGCGTCTACCCCAATGGTGGGTATACTGAGTTCGATACCCGGAACATCAAGGTCCCCACCAACTTCAACCTCAAACTCTTCCGAGGTGAGACCTATCTCAACAGGGTCAATATTATCGCCAATTTCAACATTATCGCGACCTACGAGTGTGAGTTCCGGCAGCGTAAGATCAACAACTACGCTTGAAAGCGGAAGTCCCAAGTCACGTAAAGCGAATTCGGAAGAAACACTTAAAGAAAGTAGAAGTGTTTGTAGGAAAATTTCTTGGTCGGCCAGTGGAGGTGGCGGCGGCAGCGGAATATCGCTAATAGCGTTAACACCCCTTGTAAGGTTTCTTGTAACGCTTCGGCCTCGCGGCTCTTCAATATTGAGTACAAAGGTTATAGGCATCGCACTTATTTACACACCAAACTCTTTTACCTCACCAGTATTCGTAAAGAAGAACTTAGGACTAGGAATGTAAGTCTCTAACGTTACACTGATCGTCTTCTGGAGGACTCTATCCGACCCATCCCCCGCACCAACATTTCCGAGATCTCTTTCGCTGTTAATGAAGGCTTTATTGTGAACAGAGTATTGTGTCTCTATGTTTATATCAGGACTGAACAGCGAGAAGATACTAGACCTTAACATATCCATATC